AGCCGCCCGCCTGCACCCGCACGAAGGCGACCCGCCCCGCCATGGCTGCCTGGTGCTGCCCGACCATGCCGTCCACGCCGCGCGGGGCCGACGTCACCATCACCGCGTCCAGCAAGTCCGGCACCTGGAGCTGCTGCGCGTTCCCGCCGGCAGGGCCGAGGTCGGACGGGTTCACGACCAGCACAGCCTGGTTGTCCCAGGTGTTGCCCCCGATCAGCAGGCCGTCCGTGTTCGCGTTCAGCGCCTGCGCCGCCTGGCTGCCCGCGCCGGGAAGGACGGCGTTGCGCGACACCTGCGCGCCGCGCACCCCGTCCAGCAGCAGCACGCCACCGCCGGTGCCGTCCCGCAGCACGATGCGGTTGCCCTCGACCACCAGGCCACTGCACGGGATGCCGAACGGCGTGCCGTGGCCGTCCGTCTCCATATCGTAGGCCGTGACGCCCCAGGTATTGTTGAGCAATTGGTTGCCCGACACCCGCACGTTGCGGCTGCCGCCGGGGTTGACGCCCACCGTGCAGCCTTGCACCTGGTTGTCCGACACGTCGCACTCGACGCTGCCCCCGGCGTCTATGCCGAAGTAGCCCGGCGCCGACACCATGTTGCCCGCCACGCGCGACCCCGCGGCGTTGCACAGGATGCCGGACCCGTTGCCGGCAAGCGTGTTGCCCAGCACCAGCATCCCCCGGCCCGACACCGCAATGCCCCAGTCCCGGTTGCCGTGGCACACGTTGCCCGACACCAGCATGTTCGCCGCGTCCGGGTTCAGGTGCCCCCAGCGCGGCGGCTCCAGGTTGGTCTCGTTGAAGTTGCCCACCGAGATGCCGCGCCCGTTGCCCCAGCACTGGTTGCCCAGCACCCGCCCGTGCCGCACCGCCTGCTGGAACCGCGCGTCGTTGAAATCCAGGCAGATGCCGTAGGCGCCGTTGTCGTGCGCCAGGCAGCCCTCGACCAGCGCGCCCGCCGCGGCCTGGACCCAGATGCCGTGGACCTGGTTGTCCCACGCCTCGCACCGCAAGACCTGATGGCGGCTGGTGCCGTCCGGCCCATCCAAGCCGCCGTCGCGCGCCTGGATCACCAGGCCGCTGCCCAGCGTCCGCCCGGTTGCGCCGCGGAACGTGCAGCCCTCGAACAGGGTGCGCGTGCAGGCCGGCAGCACCAGCACGCCCCAACTGTCGCCGGGCACGCCTGCCGCGTCGAACGCGACGTGCAGCGCCGTGAACGACGCGCCCTGCACGTTGATGAACGCGCCTGCCGCGGGCACGCCGGGCACCGCGATGCGCCGCAGGGCGCTGCGGCCCGGCACGCCGATCAGCACGGCGTCCCGCGCCACGGTCCAGCCGCCGCGCACGCCATAGGTGCGCGGCGCCAGCCGGACCGGGTGCCCGGTGGCGATGGCACGGTCCAGCGCACCGCTGTCGTCGCCCGCGCCGTCGCCCGCGGCGCCGAACGCCTCGGGCGTCACCGCTTCCGCCATCCAATCCGACAGGTCGCGCGGAACCCCGCCCGGCGGCTGCGCCCGGTGCGCCGACAGGTCTATGCCGCGCAGCCCGCCCAGCCCGGCCATCAGCGCGCCATAGGTCGTGGCGCCGTCGCGGCCAAGCTGCGAAACCGGCAGCAGGTCCCCAGGCGCGGGCGCCGCGGCGCCGGGCAGGGCCGCGACGGCAAAAGGCGCCGCCCCGGACAGCACGCCGTTGGCCAGGCGCAGGTTCGCGCCGACGCCGATGCGCTCCGGCACGCCCAGCCCCGGGCTGGTGCGGCCCATCAGGGTCCCGGCCGCCACCGCCAGCGCTGGCTGCAAGCCGGCCACCATTTGCGCCCGCGACGCGCGCAGCACCCGCCCGCCGCGGCTAATCGGCACCAGGTCGTCGTCGGCAGCGGCGTTGGCCGGGTCTAGTTGGTCAATGGTCGGCATGGCGCTACCCTCCCACGATGATCGTGTTGCCGGCGCCGTCCAGGACGGCCGCCCCGGTCTCGGTTTGCAGGATGCCCGGCGCGGGCGTCGCCCCCGCCAGCGCCTCGACCGGCAGCAGCACGGCACGGGACAGCGTGCGCCCGGCCTGCGTCCCGATGGTGAGCGTGACGGCATAGGTCGTGCCCACCCGCCCGCCGCCCAGCCACAGGACGGCGCGCGCGCCATCGGCGGCGGCGGACACCAGGAACACCCCGCCGGGATCGGCCGGGTTGATGGACACGTCGAGCGTCGCCACGGCGTCCCCGTTCGCGCCGGTCAGCGCCGGGGCGATGTCGAACTGGTAGTCCAGCACGTCCGCCGGGTCCTTGGCCGGCCAGCACGGCCGCTGCTGCGGGCGGGCGCCGCGCGGGACCGGCAAGCCGCCGTCCAACACCAGCACGCGCGCCGCGCTGGGCCGGTAGAGGTGGTTCGCAGGCGTGGCCATGGCAATCTCCTTCTGCTGCTCCCTCTCCCGGAGGGAGAGGGAGCAGGAAGCGCGGCCCTCAATATTCGATGATCACGACCCCGCCCGCCCCGGACCCGCCCGGCGAGCCGGCGCCATAGCCCCCGCCCGCGCCCGCGCCGGCATTGGGGCCGTTGCTCTGCCCGCCGCCGCCGAACCCGCTACGCCCGCCGCTGCCGAAGACGCCGCCGCCGCCGCACCCGCCCGGCACCGCCGCGATCAACGCGCCGTCCCCGCCGGGGCCGCCCGACATCTGCACCGTGCCTGCCAGCCCGCCGCCGCCGTCGCCCCCGGCGCTGCCCGGGTTGCCGGAGTGCCCGCCCGACCCGCCATCCGCGCCCACCGGCCCGGCGCCAGGCGTGCCGAACCAGCTCGCCCCGCCCGGCTGCCCGTTCACGCGCGGCGCACCGCCGGCGCCGCCCAGCCCGACCTGCACCGGGATCACCACGCCAGGTTCGACCTGCACCACGCCTTCGGCATAGCCGCCCGCGCCGCCGCCGCCGCCGGCATAGTCGGAACTGCCGCCGCCGCCGCCCGCGCCGCCGCCTGCAAGCCGCACCCGTGCCCGCCGCACCCCGTCCGGCACGCGCCAGACGGTGTTGGTGCCGAACACCTCCTGCCGGCTGAACCCGGGGCTGAGCTGCGGCAGCGCGAAGGCCAGGAACGCGCTGCCCGGCAGCCGCCGTATGTCGGTCGGCGTCGTCTGCGGCCGTCCGAAATAGGTCATCACCGTCCACAGCCCGACCCACCCGGGGTCCGGCGCAGGCGGCTGCGGATCGGCCTGCACCTGCGGCAGGCCGGGCTTGGCCCGCAGCGCCACGCGCACGACGCGCTGGGTGTTCTGCGCCTGCCCGCCGTTGCCGGGGCCGCTCCACGGCACCGCGGGGTTGGCGGCGTTCCAGTACGGCAGCGCCACCGGCCCGGCGTCATGCAGGTCCAGCGCCGCCTGCACCAGCCAGCACAGCGCATGGTCGTTGTCCGGCGGCCCGGCTATTGCCAGCGCCACCGGATCGCGGTTGAGGCCAACCTGCACCAGCGGCACCGGGTCCGCGCCCAGCGAGCCGAACGGCGCCGCATCCGCCGCCGCCGCCGCAATCAGGCTGCCCGGCCCGATTACGGCGCCATAACCGGACGCCGCCGGGGTGCAGTCCAGCCCGTCCGCCACCGGCGTCATTCCCAGCACCGCCTGCGCAAGCATCCCTAGCGCCGTCATCGCATGGCGCTGCACCAGCAGCAGGTCGGTGTCGAGCGGGATGGAGCCGGGATACACGATCTGTCGGTCCAAGTTCGGCCTCCTGTCTGGTCTTGCGGGTGGATGGGAAACAGGCAGGCTCACGCCGCCGCAGATCCTGGAACCTGCGATGCGCCTTGCCCCCGCCGCCCTGCTGCCTGCCTGCGCCGCCCCGTCATCCCTGCCGGCCAAGGCGTAGCGGCTTGGCCGGCTCATCGTTGCCGGCGGCTGGGATGCCGTGGTCACGCAGGCCGCAGGTAGGCGGCATGGAAGGCTGCGTTGCGGTGTTCATGTTCAACGGCGCTGTCGGCTTTGAAATGGACGGGAAGCGATGAACCGCCCTCGCTTATGCAGAAGCCGGACGCCAAATCAGCAAGTAAGCCGTGTCTGGAAAGTTTGCCGTCAGCATAGGCCGCGCAATGCGACCACTGCCTCAGCCGCCCCGCACCCAGGCCGCGCCGCCAGCCGGCAGCGCCCCGACCAGCGCCGCCCGTGCCTCCGGCGTATCGGGCTGCAGCACCACCAGGCACTCCAGCGGCATCGCCAGGGACCCCCAGCCGCCGGCCGCGCCCCAGGCCAGGCCGGGGCCGCCATAGACCCCAGTGTCGGTGGGCCGCGCCGGCTCGAACACCCGGGCCAGGCTGCCGGCCTCCGCCGCCGCGTCCACCATGCCGGCCCGCGTCGCGCGCAGGCGGCGCAACGCCCGGCCGATGCGGGCGCGGAAGTCGTCGTCCGCCTCCCCGGCCCGCCGCGGCAGCGTGCCGCCGAACAGGTCGCCCGCCGCCAGGTCCAGGAAGCCGGCGGTAGCGGTCGCCATGCGGGACTGCCGCCGCACCTCCTGCAACAGGGCGTGCAGCCCCGTCCAGCCCGACGCCAACCCGGCCAGCAGCGCATCCAGCACCGGCGCCACGTCGCCGAACCACCGCCGCGGCAGCGCCAACCGCAGCCGGCCCACGATGTCCGGCAGGTCGCCTTTCATCGCAGCACCATGTCAACCGTGCCGGGCCGCACCAAACCGTGGACCGGCACCACCAGGTCCGCCGCAAGGCCGTTGATCGTCACGTCCAGCACGCTCGCAACCGTCGGGTCGGCGTCATGCGCCACCTGCACCAGCCGCGACCGCGCCAGCCCGGCGCCGGTCGGCAGCGCCGCGAGCCACGCGATCACCGCCGCCTGCACCGGCCCGCCGCTGCCTGGCCCCTGCACGATCAACTGCACGTTCGTCCGCAGCACCAGCGGCCCGCGCACCGAGTAGGTGCTGCCCACCGGCCGCACCGCCTCGATGGCTGCGCCCGCCGCCGCCAGCAGCGCCGCGTCCGGCAGGCCGGTGCCGTCGTCCACCGTCACCGTGAAGTGCCCCGGCCGTTCCCGCCCCGCCGTGTCCACCCGCTCCGCGATGGACACCGACAGGCCCGCTCGCAACGAGCCGACCGCCCAGGCCACCGCCCCCGGCGTCGCGCGGGTCCGGCTGTCAATGAAACCGCCGAAGCGGGTCCGCAGCGCCGCGTCCCCCTCGGCATCCACGCCGCCCAGCAGCGAGCCGTCGTTCGTCACCCGGTCCACGCCGGGAATAGCGGTCGCAAGCTGCACGATGGCAGTAGGCCGCACATTGCCGGCACCGCCGGGCTGCGCCGCCAGCACCGGCACAACGAGGTCCGTGTCCGCCGCCGCCAGCGCATAGCCCGCGCCGGTCCAGGCGGGATGCCCGGGGTCGGCCGCAACCCGGAACGTCAGCGCCCCCGGCCTGGCCGTGCGCACCAGCGCCCCCACCGGCACGGTCGCCGCCAGTCCCGGGACGCCCCGGCCCACCCGGACCTGCCCCCGTGCCGCCGTGCCCGGCAGCCGCTGCACCCCGAAATCCCCGACCCAAGTGTCCAGGTCCGGCCCGGAGCTGGTCGCCGCCCGCGTGGTCGCCAGCACCTGCACGATCAGCCACTGCACCCACAGCCCCACCGAGGCGTTCGCCTCCAGCACCGCCCGCAGCACCGACCCGACGGACAGGTCAATCAGCCCCGCAGCCCCGCCGCGCACGGCGGCGGCCTGCGTCCGCACGAGCGCGGCGAAGTCCTGCAAAGGAAGCTGCATGGCGGTCTATCCCGGCATCTGGAGGGTGAGGGTCCGCGCCTCCGCCGTCTCGGCGTCGGCATAGCGGACCTGGACGGACAGGGTGCCGCCCGGATCGGACTGCACCTCGATCACAGGCTCCGGCTCCGGCGCCACCGCGGCCTCCCGCGCCATCTGCTGGCGCACCAGGGCGCGTATCGCAGCGGGATCGGCCGGCTGCCCGACGAAGCGGGCGAGGCCGGCGCCGTAGCCGGGCTGCCACAGGTAGTCGCCCGGATTGGTCAGCAGACGCCGCAGCACCCGCTCGGTGCCCAGCGCCGGGCCGGACACGGCGGCAAGGTCGCCCGTCAGGCTGGCGGACAGGTCGCCGCCCCAGGCATGGTGCAGGTCGGACATTGGGAGGCTCCGGTGAATGGATGGCGGACGAGCAGTGGTTGCCGCTATCAAGGCTTCCAAATGAGCCTTTGGCTGAGCAGGCCCGGCGCAGCCATCAAAGTATGAGTGGCAGCCGCTACGCGCACTGCGCAGGCGGCAAGAAGCAGGGCCGCAGTAAAGCGCCTATAAGCGCGGCCTTTGCAGGCACGCCCGGCGCAGGGACGACCAGTCACGGCGCCAAATCCCAGAACGCAGCTTCCTAAAGCCATCGCCTGACACGCAGGCTAAGACCGGCCCGCAAACAGCCGTTCAGCCGTGCCGCCACTGTTTGCACCTCGGCGGCCCGAACCGGGTCGTGCGCCCGTCCGGTCACACGGAAGTCGCCGCCCGTCATGGCATCGACAAGATTTGCGATCAGGTCATCAAGGTCGGCAACGACCAGCTTCTCGTCTTGGATGTAGAGTGCGCCGATAAGCTCCTGGATACGGCTCTGGCGCCCTACCAACTCGTATTCGGACAGCCGCATCTGGCTGCGGATGGCGTCTGTGTCGCCCTCCGTCAGCCAGTAGGATGTCGCCTTGTCGGCCGCGTTGTTGATTTCACCGCAAAGGCCATCAATGGTCGCCGCGAGGCGGTCGGTTCGATACCGCCACCTCTGGACGCCGAAGGCCACCGTTGATCCCAGGATGGCGGACGCGAACGTGACGACAGGAACGACCCAGACCGGCAGTGCAGAGGCGATGATGAGCGCCTATCGCTGCGGCATCGTCTCCGCCTGCGCCTTCTGCATGTAGCGCTCGACGAGCATCTGCTGAGGCTTGAACAGATGCTCCTTCGCAAGCACCCGCAGCACCCGGCCGATATCCTTCTGCGCGACCACGCCCCGGCGGACAAGGCCGCCGAAGACCTCTTCCAAAAAGGACGATCCGTAACCGGACACGCCGTCCAGCTCGACCACGACCTGCTCGTTCCTGCCCACGGCGGCCAGAAGTACCGGGACGAGCACATCATCCCGGTACTCCTCCCCGCTGTAAGGCCCGTCCTTGCGGTAGCGCCCACCAGGCGCAGCCGCATAATCCCTGACCCGCAACGTCGTCATTCCCACACCGTCCTGCTCATCGAAGAGAAACATTCCGCTCAACTAGAGTTCCGGAGATTGAAATACGATGATGGCTGGTATATGGTCTCCCATCAGGGCGGAAGACAACCTTTTCGCACCCCGGTCCGGTCACGCCCTGAATGGTGCAAACGGCCATCTGTCAACGCTAGGCGCGAGTGCCTCAGCGGAAGCCGCCAAGGCGGAACGGCTGCATCAACCTGCAAGCAGGTTTCAATCCTGCGGCGCCGCCACCACCGTCACCCCGCCCTGCGGGTCCCCATGCCGGTGCGCGTTGTAATGCCCGCGCAGCCGGTCCAGCGACCCCAGCCGATCATAGACATCCCCGTCCACGTGCAGGTCCCCCCGCACCGAGACGGTCCCGTCGTTCAGCAGCCGCAGCCACGACCCGCTCTTATGCGTCAGCCACAGCTCCCCCACCGGCGCCGCCGGCCCCTGTGCCTTGTCGCTCCACGTCCGCCCGGCGATGACGCCATGCTCCGCGTCGCCCTCCTGCGGCAGCACCAGCACCTGGTCGCCCGGCGAGGGCGGGCAGCTCAGCCCCCATCCAGCCCCCACCCAGGGGCTGAGCAGCGGCAGCCAGCCCGTCAGCACGCCCTCCGGCTGCAACTGCACCCGCGCCGTCCCCGCCGCCGGGTCCACCGAGGTCACGACCCCGAACCGCGGCTGCCCCGCCGCCGCGCCTTGCGCCGCGGTGTGGCCCTTGATCGCGTTAAGCAGCCTGTCCATCCGCCGCCCCCCCTGGAATGCCCTGCAAAACCACCCGCTGCGTGAACCCGCGCCGCACGTCCAGGTGCCGGCTGATCTCCGCCACCGCAAATACCCGGTCCCAGCCCGGTCCGGCCCCCTGCACCTGCACCCGGCTGCGCCCCGTCAGCGCCAGCTCGCCGGGCATGGCGGCGTGCGCCGCCCATTCGTGCCGCTGCAGGTCGGCAAGCGTCCGCTCCGCCAGCCGCTGCGCCTCCTCCTGCGGCAGGTTCGGCCGCACCACGCCATGCGTGCGCCCCCCCGCGCCGGCCGAGGCGCCGACCGCTGCCCCGGCGCGCGTCCCCCAGCTCCGCACCTGCACCTTCAGGTCCGTCAGCGCCAGCCGGTGCTCCACCTCCAGCGATATGCAGCCGCTGACCGGCAGCGGCACCGGCGCCGCATCGCCAGGCGGGCCGAAGTGCAGCCGCGGCCCGTCCATGAACAAATCGAACCCCTCCTGCCCAGCCAAGGCCGCCAGCAGATCCCACTCGGTCGCGGCGCGGACGAACTGCCCCATCGTCAGCCGGTCCCGCTCGCTGCCATACAGCCGCCCGATGGTCGCCGTGGTCGCCGTCACGTCCGCCTGCAGGCCGTGCCGGGCCGCCAGCGCCTCCGCCACCTCGCTGCTGGTGCGGTTGGCGAACGTCTCGTCCACCCGCGCCTCCACCAGCGCCGCCGACAGGTCGCGCCCCTCCACGTCCAGGGTGCCGCGCACCGGGTCCAGGTGCAGGCTGTCGGCGGTGCCCAGCAGCAAGCTGGTCCAGCCGCCATCCAGCCCGACCTGCACATCCAGCCGCCCCGCCAGCGCCGCCGGGTCCAGCCCGCGTGCGGCGAAGCGCAGCCGAAAGCGGTCCGCGGACAGGTGGTTGTTGCTGCTCACGTCCGCCGACATCGCCCCCGGCAGCGCCGCCCCGTCCGTCAGCACGCGCAGCCGCGGCTGCCTAACCGCGCTCAATGCCGCCCCCGGCGTTCGGGTCCCGCTCCGGCAGGCGCAGCGTCTGCAGCCCGTCCAGCACCGGGTCGTCCAACCCGTTCAGGGCGGCGATGCGGTTCCACTGCGTCGCGTCGCCCAGGTGCTCCAGCGCCAGGCGGAACAGGTCGCCCCCGGCCACCGTCAGGACCCTCATGCAACCCCCAGCGCGTTCTGGAAGGCGCGGGCCGCCGCCAGCACGTCCGCAAGGTCCGGCGCCGCCAGCCCGGCGCCCGCCTGGGCCAGCCTGTCCTCCAGCCCCGGCCCGGCGCCCAGCGCCACCGCCTCCGCGGCGGTCGGCGCCAGCGGCAAAGGCTCCGGCGCGGCCATGTCCCCCTCCGCCAGCACGCAGGCAGACAGGCGGTAGGGCATCCAGAACGGATCGGAGCTGTCCGCCTCGAAGCGCGACACGATGGCCGTGAACCGCCATCCGTCCCAGGCCAGCGGCCACGCCAGCCCGCCGCGCCGCAGCCGGTCCAGGGCACGCGCCCGCCCCGACGCCTCCGGCCCGGATAGGATGCCGGACCACGCCAGATCGGCATCGTCCGCGCCCATGGCGTCCACCACGCGCCCGCCGCCGGGCAGCCGATGCACCGCCAGCCGCTGACGGCCGCCCAGGGTGATGCTCTGCGGGACCTCGAAAGACCCGAACACGATGGGGCCGAGGATGAGCATGGCAGTCTCCTCTCCAGGCAGTTCAACATGGCCGGCAGCCCGGCCGGCCCGTCCATGCCATGGCCCGCCGCGGCGCCCGGATCAGGCAACGGGACGCACGTTGGAGCCGTCAGAGGGTTCCCGCGGGCGTCCAAGCCGGCGACTGCCGCGGGTCGAACCCGGTCGTCCCTGCGCCGGGCCGCGCGGCCTCCCGTCCCATCCGGTCCGCCAACCAATGGCCGACCAGCCGCCCATCCAGCACCACGTCACCACCCCCGCGCCCGCCCTCGGCGGCCGGCGGCGGCGGCGCGGCAGGCCGCCCGGCGAACACCGGCGCACCCGGCACCGGCGCAGGCATCGCAGCGGACGGGGCAGCTGGCGGCAGCCGCGGCGCCTGTGGCGCAAGCGGCCCGGACACCAGCGCAGGCATCCGGGGCAAGGCCGCTGCCCCGGCGGCCCCCGGCGGCGCCAACATCCTTATGGCTGGCGCTGCGGCAGGGCGGGGCACGGCGTCCGGTGCCGCGGCGAACGCCAGCACCGACATTTCAAACCGCGGTCCGCTCGCCGGCAGGGCCGCCAGAGGGGTGGCCGGCAGCGTCCGCGGCGGCTGTGCCATGCCGGAGCCGCGGCTAGGCGCCGCCCCAAGCTCAGGGCCAAGCGCCTGTGCGACCATTGCAGGCACTGGGCGCGGCACGGCCGGGATAGTCCCCAGCACCGCAGGCGCCACCGCCACCGGCGGCGGAGCCACGGGACCGCCGGGCACCGCCGCGGACCCAGGCGCCGTGGCGGCAGCCGTTACGATGCGTGGGGCGGCTTGCACCGCGCCGCGCACCTCCTCCGTCGCCACTGGCCGAGAGGTGGGCGCAACGCTTGCCGCACGCATCTCCGCCGCCGGGCTTGCCGCCACCTCGGCCCTAGTCGCCTGCCGGGCCGCTGCCGCAGGCACGGCGGCCGACACAGCCGCGGCCTCGCCACCAGGCGCCGCCACCGTCATAGGCAATGGCCGCCCGGCCCGAGCCGTCACGGCCGCCGCCTGCTGCGCCTGGGCCATCAGCCCCCGTAACCCGGCGGCGCTCGCCGCCACCGCGGCGTCCAACGCCTGCAGCTCCCGCATAATGACCTCCAGCCCGGCGCTCACGCCATCCTGCAGCGCCAGGCTGATGCCGACCTCATAGGCGTCAATCATCGCCGCCCCTCCCGCAGGCGCAGCCGCGCCATCCGCGGCGCGGCGCGGCCACCAGGCCGCATGTCAGCCGGCAAGCCCTCGATCCGCACCACCAGCGTATCCGTGCCGAACCCCGCAGCTCCTGCCATCCCGCCCCCGCCTGCCCCAGCCCCGCCTATCCCAACGGAGTCCAAGCCATCGCCGCCCAGTCCCACGTCAGCCCGTCCATCTGCCCGATCACGATCACCCATGCCGTCCGCTCCCCCGCGTCCAACGAGAACGCCACGTCCAGCGGCACCCCGTTCCGCACCAGGAACAGGCAGTCCACCAGGTCCGCCTGCCCCACCAGCCCACGCAGCGCGGCCGGGTCAGGCCCCCCGGCCGCGCCGCCTAGTTTGGGCCAGGCATCGCCTCGGACAGGGCCTCCCCCACCGCCGCCAGCCCGGCGTCGCCGAGCCGCGCCACCAGCGCCTCCAACTGCGCCTCGGTCGCCGCAGCCGGCACCGGCACCCCGTCAATGGCCTGCACGCAATAGGCCAGCATGGCGTATCCAACATACCGGTCGTTGCCCGACAGCGCCGGCCCCAACGCCTTGAACAGCCGCAGCCGGTCCAACGCCCCGGGCCGCCGCACCTCCAGCTTGCGCCCAGCAGCATCGGCAGCCATCAAAGGCCGCCCAGCCTCCGCAATGATCCGTTCAGACGGTGTGTCCATAAGGGTGCATCCTGCTTACTGCTCCCTCTCCCTCCGGGAGAGGGTCGGAGTGAGGGAAGCCGCACGCGCAGTCCGTCGTCGTCTGGCATAGATGGGGAAGGCACCGTTCTTGCGACCTTCCTCACCCTAACTCTCTCCAGGAGAAAGGGAGCAGCACCGGCCCTGCTAAATCCGCTTCCTCCGACTGGCAAAGAAATCCAGCCGCTGCCGAACCGGCGCATCGCCCTTCCACGACCCGGCATTCGCCATCTTAAACACCGCCGCCTCGAACTGGTACGTGCTGGTGCTGCCATCGGCCTCGTCAACATATTGATAAAGCGTAACCCCCTGCAGCAGCCCCTGCGCGTGCCAAGCCTGCTCGATTCCCGAAATGAAATCATCCGCCACCGAGCTGCCGCGCTCCAGGTCGAAGTGCCCCTCCCACCCCTTCGGCAGCTCCGCCGCCATGTGGACCCCGTCCAGCCGGTCGATCCGGATCGGATGCGTCATCTGCCGGCTCTCGAATCCCGTCACATGCGCCAGGTCCACCCGCGCCCCGGCAGCCCCGCCCGCCGCCGGCCCGATCACCACCAACTGGCAGTCCCGCCCGGTCGAGAAATTGTTCGCTGGCATACCTCAGCCCTCCCTAAACCACTTGACCTGCAGGCAAGGTCTGCCGCGTCACCTGCACGGTCTGCCCGCCCTCCAGGTTTACGATGAAGCGCTCGTTGATCGCCTGGTATTGCACCTGCGCGTCCGACTGCACGTATCCCAGCCCCACCCGCGCCGGAGGGTTGTTGCTCGCGTCGCACACCACGCTGAACGGCAGGCTGCCATCCACCGTCCCGAGTATCCCCTGCCCCAGCATCGCCTGCAGGAACCCAAGCTGCGTGCTCCGTATCCGCCGGAACAGCCCGGCATTGATCACCTGCCCCACATACTGCCCCATCCCCGCCGCCAGCGTGCGCGCGATGAAGTCGGTCAGCCGCGTGTAGTTGTCCCCGTTGGTCGCCGCGTTGCTGCTGCTGTTGTGCCCGCCCCGCACCCCCCAGAAGCTGCCGCCCGGCTGCGGGTTGGCGATCACGTCCAGCCCCCCGCCCAGCAGCGCCGCCAGCTCCGCCGTGCTGTAGCCGTTGCTTTGCGCGCTGCCCGGCACCCCGGCCCGCTGCGTGCCCACCACGCCATACAGCGGCTTGTTCAGGCTGCTCTGCTCCGGCGACAGGTTCGCCAGCCGCCCCGCCACGAACCCCTGCGGGCTGACCAGCCGTATGGTCCCCGTGACGGGATCGTTCCAATAGACCCAGTCGCCGAACATCAGCTTGGCCGCCGGGCTGTCCAGCCCCGCAGCCTGCCGCGCCGCCACCGCCGCCGCGATCCCGTCCCCGCTCGGACTGGTCAGGATGGCATAAAGCCCCTCCTGCTGCGCGAACCCCGCCTGCGTCGCCCACCAGCCCAGGTCGTCCGCATCCGCCAGCACCATCAGGCTGCACCCCTGTCCGCGCAGCGCATACATGCCCCGCCGCGGCAGCCCGTCCTGCCCCACCAGCGTCCCCGCCGAAACGCCCGCGGCGCCGTCGCTGCCATTGAGAAGGCTCTGCCCCAGGAACCCAGCCGGCTGCGTCGCAGTGGCCGACCCCAGGCTCGCGACGCAAAGCTGGCTCGGCCCCCGCAGCGGCCCCAGCCCCAGGTTCACCGCGTTCACCAGGTTCTGCCACAACGCCGCCGGCGTCGGCGCCGCCAAGTTGTCGAACGTCTCCGCCACCTGCCCCGGCAGCCCCAGGATCAGCCGCCACGACCCCGCCGCCGACCCCGGCTGCAGCGCCAGCCCGACCTGGTTGCCCAGGCTGCCGGAGTAACGCGCCGTCAGCAGCACCGGATACCCGCCGTTGCCGTAGAACATGGCGTAGTTCGCCGCGGCATCGGTGCCGTCCGTGACCCGCACGCACCGGAAGCTCTGCGCCCCCTGCTGCACCGCGGT